GTCTAACATTTGGCTAGATTCTCTAATTAACGTTTCGTTACGATTGTCATTTGGGTTAATGTATCCCGCATCGTATTCAACTAATATACCTTTTCCTGTTTCAGTTGGTTGTAATATTCTTAAATTCATTTTGAATGTTTTATTTATAAATATTAAACATTCTCGGTTTGTAACGATTCTTCGGTGATTTTACTGTTTTTGGTTAGATAAAAGTTAAAATTATCATTATCTAAAAAATTATCATTAAAAATTTGTTCTGTTATTTTTTGTAAACTTTGTTTAATTTCATTACCTTTGAAATCTAAATCTTCTTGTGAGAGATAAAAATTTATTTCGAGGTTCATAAATGATTTTTTATTTAGATTGAGTCCGCTAGACCTTAAATCTAAATCGACAATAAATTTTTCATCAAATATTTTTTTATTTATCGACTCGTATATTGAGTGTTTGATACTTCTACTTAGGTTAAGAACTGTTCTTGTCCAATTATCACATTCGTAAATTGGTTCGACCCAAGTTTGGATGTTTAAGTAGAGAGATTTAAGATTTATTGAATCCACGGTTCCATAAACAATTTTTGCTGTTTTGAAACCTTGTAGGAAAGAAGTTTTTCCCTTTTTCATTAATTTTCATATTTTTCCGTTTATTTTTAAAAATAATAGGTATTTTTATACGTAATGTCAAAACTTTTTTGTATTGAGAAGATATATGTATAATATGATAATAGTAAAATTAAATAATAACGTAACAATTGAGAAAGCCTTAAAACTTTATAAGAGTAAAGTTATTAAGACACGTCAAAGTGGGGAACTTTTTAAAAGAAAAGAATTTGTTAAGAAATCAGTTATTAAAAGAAATGAACTTTCTAAGGCTAAGTATGTCCAAAAAAAGTTCAAATCTGATAACGATTAAAGATTTTCTTTAAGATTTTTAAGTTTGAAATACGTAAGTTTATCGTATTTTTCAGAAATTACTTTTGATATAGTTTCATCAATTCTTGTTTGCATTGAAGTATCGGTGCTAGCATTTTTCATTTCTGTTAGTTTTGTAACTACACCTTCTTTAAGTGTGTCATATTTTTCATTTAATGTTGAATCATCCTCGGACAATAAATTCATTAATTCTTTTTTGTCGGATTCATTTAAACCATCAATATAACTTTTAATAGTTTTGTTCGCAACACTCACCATAGTTGATAATGGTAAATCAATACCTTCAGTTTTTGTTACCGGTAATTTTTTAAGTGATTCTGTAATAACTTTTCGACTCTTAATTTTTGACTCAATAGTTAAAACATCGCTTGAGAATAACGTATCAATATCTGTATAGTTACTTTCCACATTTTTATTTCCAACCCAATCAACGATTTTATTAATATCAGATTGTTTTATTTTGTTTACGGTATTCTCGTAAATTTTAATACATTCATTGATATAATCATTACAATAAGACTCACTTAATGATTTTGGTGAACTTAGTTCATCATATAAATAAAACAATTTGCTAATGTTTTTATTTTCAATAACAAGTTTCTTAAATGTTTTTAATTCGTTTTTGAACGTGTCGTTAGAATATGATTCTAATAACACATTTTCTATCTTTGTTTTTAATAAACCAAAATTTTTCATATCTAATTTTTTATTATAAATATCTAATCTTTTAGAAGTTTACTTAATTGTGTCTCAATATCCCCTAAAGAATTTTTACCTTTTGATAAATCAATATACGATTCATCCTCAGTTAATGTGCTTTGTTCCACTAAAATTTTTAGATTATCACGTTTAAATGATTCAGGGGTTACTCCTGCGTCACCTCCCGGTTCAGGACCCGGAGCCGCCTCAGGGGCTCCTCCTAATTCAGGTTCACCTCCCGGTTCAGGTCCACCTAAATCTTCCATTCCACCACCGAAACCTCCTCCACCTCCTGGCGGTGGTGGTGATGATGGTGCGGCCGCTCCACCGGTTGCTCCTGATGTTGAATTACCATATAATTTATCAATATTATCGAAGATACCTGTATGAGTAATGATTGTTGCGGTATTTGTTAATTCAGCTCCAACCGCTTTTTCAATTCTTTGTTGTTGTAAATCTAATTTAATGTCTTCATCTGAGAATCCTAAAATATGTTTCTTAGCCCACGATACTGATACTGGAGCAATACCTTCAATTGCCGCAACACCTTGTTGGTATAATGCAATTTTTTCTTTCCAAAGTTCAATTTTTAATAAATCCGCTTGTGACGATGGATTAGTTAACGCTAGTGTAAAGTTAGATAATTCATCTTCAAATCCTAATAAAAATAAATGTATGATTGCAATTTTATTCAATTCAGCAATCATAGATTTTTGAATTTTATTAATAGTTCTTGCAAAACGAATATCCATTAATGATAAATTTTTACCATCACCGGCAGTTTCCTCAAATCCTAAAAACGCTTTAGGGACACGAAGTGCCGTTAATAATTTCTTTTGGATATATTCAATATCGGCAATCTCTGATAAATTTTGAGCTCCCGGTAATGTCTCAATAGGCATTGCCGCTGCTGGGTCACGAACCGGAATAAAATAATCTTGGTCAACAGCCATTTGGTTGAATCTCATATCTACGTTACCCGTTTTAGAGTCTACAACTTGGTCACGTTTAAATTTGTTTGCAACACGTTGTACATAAGCCTCAACATCTTTATCATCCATATTACCAACGAATACTTTAAATACACGTCTTTCCGGTGCTCTTGATGTTCTATAAATTAACATCGCATCTTCAGATAATAATAATTGTTTCCAAATACGTCTCGCTTTTTCTAACATTGACGTTCCGTATGGAAGTTTTCTATCATCACCTAATAAACGAAAGTGAGCGACTTCCCAAGAGTTAAACTCCATATCTTTTGCTTTCCATTTAAATCTTAATCCTTTGTTTTCTGCCGGTTCTTCAAGGTTTGCAGATTTTGCCGCCATACCTCTTTCCAAACGTTCTATTTCGATGTTTGGTAATTGCATACAACCAACAATACCTTTATCTGAATCCAATTTTAAATAAACAAAGTTATCACCATATTTACAAGTATTTCTTGTCCACATAGTTAAGTTTGTGTTGATATCTAACGTGTTGTTAAATAAATCGGCTAGAATAGATTTAATTCTTTTTGATTCAGAATAAATTTGTAACATATATCCATTCTCATCAACTGTTGTTGATTCTTCACCATAAATGTCTAAGGCTGCAGATATCTCCGGAGTATATTCCATAGATTCGTAATCGTAGAACGAGGCTAAACGAGTTGGTTCATAATAAACCGCCTGAGTATATAAATTACTCTCAATCTTTGTCCATTGGTTTGATAAATAGAAAGTTTGTTGGGCTTGTAATTTTTCTCTTTCATACTCATCTCTAGAAGTTGTTTTTAACAACTCCTTTTTATCCAACTTATATGTTGGGTAATCCTGATTTAATAACGAATTTGGTCCAAATGCTTGTGAAAGTCTCTGCCAAACCGTTAAATCTGTATTTTGATTATTTTCCATATTTTAAATTTAATTATCTTTTTTATTATATAAATAGTATTTAAAGTAGTCCACCGTCAGTTATTGTCCAACCATATCCACCACTACCTGTTGACCCAGTTAATATTGCTTTTCCGGCAGAACTCGCCGATGTATATTTAATACTACCAAAATTAACGGTTATTCCGGTTTTTGGATTTTTAGTTGACCATCCATTATAAATAGCGTCAAGATTTGTTGTTGAATAATTTGAATTGGTTTTACCTAACATAAAATCAGTAAAATTGGTCACACCCGATATGTTCCAATCCCCAATTGGTTGATTATATGATGTTGCACCACTAAACATTCCTGACATATTAGTTACTTTAGAAACATTCCAACCTGACAATGGTTGATTAAAATTATTTGTGTCCGCAAACATAATGAACATAGTAGTTACTTTAGAAACATTCCAATTATTTATATTTTGATTAAAACTATCGGCATTTTTAAACATACTGTTCATATTAGTTACTTTAGAAACATTCCAACCTGATAGTGGTTGATTAAAATTATTTGTGCCCGCAAACATAGTGTTCATAGTAGTTACGTTTGAAACATCCCAATTATTTATATTTTGATTAAAACTATCGGCATTTCTAAACATTTGGAACATATTTGTGACATTAGAAACGTTCCAACCTGATAATGGTTGATTAAATAATGTTGCACTCTGAAAAACTCCCGTCATATTAGTAATTCCTGATACATTCCAATTATTAATATTTTGATTAAACGAAACGGCGTCTCTAAATATTTCGGTCATAATAGTTACATTTGAAACATCCCAACCTGACAATGGTTGATTAAAAAATGTGGCACCATAAAACATTCCATCCATTTCATTAACACTTGAAACATCCCAATTATTTATATTTTGATTGAACGATGTAGAGTCGTTAAACATTGTTTTCATTGTGGTAACATTTGAAACATCCCAACCTGACAATGGTTGATTAAATGGTGTGTTACCAAACATACTTCTCATATTTGTAACCCCCGAAACATTCCAGTTATTGATATTTTGATTAAAAAGAGAACCACCAAACATAATACTCATATTTGTAACATTTGAAACGTTCCAACCTGATAATGGTTGATTAAATTGTGTGATAACAAACATACTACTCATATCTGTAACACCACTTACATTCCAATCATTAATATAATCGTCAAATAAAACAGCATTACCGAACATACCAGACATATTAGTAATATTACTAACATTCCAATTATTAATATTTGAAATTGTTGTTATTGATGAACAATAACCAAACATTCCGTTAAGGTTAGTTGTACTCGACAATAAATTTAAGGTATCTGTTATACCTGTTAAAACTAAATTTGAACATCCGTAAAAATAATCACCGTTATTACCAATATCCAAATTACTCCATTGTTTAATTTCTATAATATTTAATTTACTACCGGTATTATTAAACCTAAATTCTTTTGTTGTACCGTGAATTTTAATTGTGTAATCATTAGGTGTTGAGTATGTATGATATCTATTACCATAACTATTAATTGATGTTGTATTATCACCCCAATCTATTAATCCTGAATATACACCAGTATTGTCATAAGGTAACTCAATCACCTCATTAGGTGTTGTTGTTCTCCATACCGAAACAAAAGGAATCGGTAAAGTAGGTGTAGGGGTTGGTGTTAATGTTTTAGTTGGAGTTATTGTTGGAGTTGGTGTAACACTTGGTGTTGGAGTAGGTGGATTACCCTCACTTACAGGAGTTTGTTTTGGGAATTTTTTATTTAAATCGGGTGTCATAATTTTAACATTATAAATTCCTTGACCTTCAACATTAAGTTTTGACCCCGCCAATATATTACCGGATTTTTTTCTGATAACAAAGTCGCCACTCTTAAAATTGTTATCAACTAAAAATTGGTTTGGTTTTGTTTCTTGATTTAAATCTAGATTAATACTAACAGGAATGTCAATACTTCTTTTTCTATCACTAATACCCATTTATTCTTTTTAGATAAATATTATCACATACCAAATAACCAACCATATTTTTGATAATCCTCACGACTAACTTGTTGGTTGTTAAATTGATTTATTCTATCTTGATAATGAGGGATAACCGGGTCAAAATTAATATTCTCTTTTATCGCCTCATTATTGTTAACAGACCAAGAATCAATCATTGCTTTTGTTTGTTCTGTAACCTTGGTCAATTTACTAAAAGAAGATTCTGCAACATAGGTCGCCATAGCTATTGACATAATTAAGTCATCGTGATGTCCTTTTTGGTGGTCAGGACGACCGTTGATATAAACAAAGGTGTTCATCTCGTTATATAAACGAGCACTATAAATTCTAAATTTATGTCTCATCGCCTCTTCAAACGATGCAATAATTTGGACACGTTTATTATTAAAGTTTATTCCTGGGATTTTATCCATAGCTTTTGGGTCGTATTTCCATTTGTTCGCCAAATCTACTCCATCAACGTATAAATCCCTGTAATTCATTTCTTGTAATTTTCTTGACGTTGAAACACCCATTCCACCGGTGATATCAATTACAACAAAACAAGAATATATTGTTGCCCATTTATGACAAATTTCCGCCATAGTATCCGGAGGAAGTTTACCAACGTATTCTGCAACTTGCTCTTGTGTATCAAAATCAACAATTTGGAATGAACTGAAATCCTCAGAATCCCCACGGGAAACGTCGACACCCATAATATATTTATGACCAACAACCGGTTCCTTCCAAATCCAAAGAGCGTTACCCATCAATTTGTTAATAGGTTCTTGAATTTGATTTTCACGAATGTTTTGCATCATAAGAGAATCAAATACGTTATCTCCGGAACCTAAAAAGTTACATTCCAACTCCTGAGATACTTTACGTTTGTCGTATTTTAATTTCTTAACCATCGCTTCAAACCAAGATGAACAAGGTTTGTATCCGTCAGCCATTAATAATTTAACATCATCAAAGTTTCTCGAGTCATAAGATTTACTACCCCAATCAATAAAATCATTAGGGTTGTATTCTTCTTTATTTAAAAGGTAATGGATTATATTATCAGTTTTAACAAAATATAAATCTTTAGTATAACGTGGGTCACGGTACCAAAACATCTCCGTAATTTTGAAGTCATTCATATTACGTAACGCTTGGTCATATATCTCATAGTAAATTGGGTCATATCCGTTAGGTGTTGACACCACAATTACTTTACCCCCCGTAGATAGGGACGCCATACACGCAGACCAAAAATCACTATCGGCCTCGATAAACGCGGCCTCGTCAAATACAAGTATGGTAGGTGTAAATCCACGCAAG